CGGATTGTTTCACGTTTCCGTCAGGAAGCTGCGGAGTTGGATATTGCCGCCCGCCGCGTCCCCGATGAGATACCAGATGATGCTCCTTTGGAAACGTTATCCCCCGCCGAAATAAGGCGAGCATTTGCCCAGCATGAGGCTTTTCAAAGAGGGGAAGAGGGCGTTACTGAGCCAGCTTTGTTCACAACCGACCCAGCGATGGAAGACGCTGCCGAAGAGTGGCTTGCCCTGAGAAGGAGAGCGGAAGATGAAGTTGGTGCCGCACGTGAACGAATCAGGACACAACGACCAGAACCAGAGGTACCAGAGCCTCGCCAGGAAGCCACCCCAGAAACTCAACAGATTGAATTGATGGACGATCTTCCGCCAGATGCGGCGGGAGATTATGACTCCATTGACGGAACAATCGGCTATAACAACAATTTGAATCGTAGGGTTCCAGACGAATTCAGGACACCCGATAGGCGTGAAGCTCCAATGGGACCGATGGGGCAATGGCTTGATCAGGCTTATATAGAAAATCTTGTATCGGGAGGGATCGTTGAGCAACCTACAAACCTCTCCATGTTTTATCCAGATCCCACCATCAATAGACCACGCCTTCTGAGGGAGTGGGTTGGGACATCCACGGAGCACACCGCAGAGAATTTCCCGTCACCCCTCCGTCTGGAAGAAGTTTATGACGCGCGGACAGGCCAATTCGATATGCGTAAAATTCTTAACCACCTCCGCGATCCCGTTGGGTCTGGGACGAGGGGTACCGACAGGATGGTGTACGCCAAAAAACGCTTGGACCCGAACTTGATCACCGAAAGTGTCGTGACGGATTACCACGGCTTCCGACTTCCTTATCGATCGGTTCAGGTTGGAGGAGGAAACATAATGATAACTGGCCGTCCTATGGTGGTCTTTACGGATGATCCTGCTCGCCCTTGGATCGAGTGGGGTACCTCGGGCAGAAGGGGCATAGAACTTCACTGGGAGTATTCCCCCGCAGGCACGTTGGGTACGGACAGGGGACAGCGAGAAGTACTCAATATCGCCCACTATTTTAAAAAGCAATTGATGCCGCAGTTGGATCAAGAAAATATTGAATTAGGCACTTTTCTTGGGAGCCTTAACATTGATGAAGCTAGGACCACGGCTCCGCATGGAGCGGAGTCTGGAGGGTCGAGGTGGTACGCTGAAAGAAAAAGCGCATACGAAGCACAGGGTGTGAGGTTCTTTGATGCGGATTCCTCGGGCGTTGGTGGACGTTGGCCCGAAACTGGTGACCCAAGTTTCGCCCGTGCGTTTACGCCACCCCGAGTTCATACTCCCTGGAATAGAAACGTTGAGTTCCTCAATCCGTCAAGTAGCGATATTTCACCCAGGACTGGTGCTGTGCGAGGATTGGCAAATCGGGAAATCCCAGAGATCGGAGGTCCCGCATACGAGCATCTTCTACTCTTTATGGCAAACCACAGCCATACCAAGCACGTGGGTTTTCGGGTTCCTGCTCGGAAACCGCCAGGGGTTTTGGCAACTGGCGCTGCCGAATACGAGGGTAGGGAGATTCCTGTTTGGCTTCGAGAGGTGGCTGATGTTCTCGATTTCAAACCTGAGGATAATTATGTGCAGGCTTTGGTGGCATGGAATGCCCGTACGGAACCTGCTGTTTCGTATGGTTTAATAGAGCAACAGGTGGATAACTTGTTGGCTGTTCGCGCACGTTATGGAAGTTTTGAGACTTTCCTGTTGGAGCAGAACGGGTTGAGGAATCCGACGCTTGAGCAAATGGCGAACGTTGAGTCTATGGCTGCTTTCTTAGAGCACAGGGCAAGGAAGTTGGCGGAAATATTCAATTTAGCCTTTTTCCCGAAGAATAGTGACGATTTGTTACGTTCACAGGCTGCCAGATTTGGTATGCCACGTGGAACTATTGAGAGTATGGACCGCCGTGATCTTATCGAGTTGATGAAAGTAACACCTGAGAATGGTGGTTACGACGGAGGTCAGGGTATCTCAGGCACTGTTGAGGACGCATTCCCCCATGAGGGTGCGCTCCCAGGTCAAAGGGTTCGTTATCAACTTTCTTCTGGTGCCTATGAAAGTAACTTGATGACACCAGATTTTGAAGATTTTCAAGCGGTTTGGAGCGCTGAGGGTTTGGGGCCACTAGCGGAAATGAATAGTCGAGTTGCTTTGGATCTTTCAGGCCGCGGCTCTGTTCGCATGTATGGAACATCGCCTTGGCAAAGGGAAGCTGTTCGGCAGGAAGTTTTAGGTTTGGGATCTGCTGCGAGAGATCCTTGGGAAATGGAAAATTTGGGGCGCATGTATGGAACTCCCCCCCGAATCCCAGGTGATGCGGGTGTGTATCAGGGCAGGAATATTCAACCGCATACGTTCGGGCAGTTGGCCGATAGAAGAATTCGAGACAACACGGTTCTCGGTGACGGTAACCCGTTCCGAGGTGAAGCCGAAACCGATGTGTTACTTCGCCAAACTCCTGATGAGTTAAGAACGATCATTTCATCAATCATAAAAAGCCAAGGAGCACCGAGTCCAGATGCGCCTTTCGCTGAGTATTGGTCTTTGGCTATTCGGCTTTCAGAAAGCCCCACTTACAGACCTCTGTTCGCGCAAAATGCTGATTCCCATGAGGCAGTTTTACAATCTGCTTTAGATTTTGTTTTCTGGCGAAATAACTCCGATTGGGCCAATGGGATTGCTCCCATAGGTCAAACGGCAGGACAGAATCGTGCTCGCTGGCATCCCCCTGCGTGGGGAGCCAGAGGCCCATCTGATCGGCCAGGACTCTCGAACCGCATGGATCGCTTGGACATGTCCACGGGGTTTGGGGGTGACGACACCTATGTCAGTCGGGGTTTCGGTCCTGGGACTACTCATCTACCTCCACCAAGACGCAGAATACCTCTGCGTAGTGGTGACCCAGGCATGAACCGCATGACTCTTGCCCTGCAAGAGGAACTATATGCTCGAACTGGATTGGGCAACATGTGGGAGAATATGGGTCTGTGGGAACATGTTCGTGCCCCTGGCCGAACTGCGTCCACTGTGAATCTTGAAGACATCACTCCAATGCAGAGCGACAATCTCATTCAAGAAATCTTACGTTTCCAGGCTGCCGTGGATCCCGCTTTGAACCCTTTCTCTTGGGCTTTGAATGTGCAGGAAGTTCGAACGAGTGTTGGAAATTCTGCTTCGGTTCTATTGCGTTCAATACCAGAAGAACAGTTAAGTCGAGCCTATAAGGCATACAGGTTGAGTCTTGCTGGTGATGGCTATAACGCTGTGGCGTGGCCGAATACTTCTCGGGTTCCTGTGAGAGGATCTGCTTCTACGAGGGGAGCGCCAGACGCCTCGCTTACGGCGCAGGGGGAAACACCTGTGATGGCTGATTACCCTGGTCGAGCCGCAACGCCTGAGACAGGCGAATTGGCTCAACCGCCCTTCAGAGCGCCCATAGATACCGACGTAATAAGCCCAGGAGCGTTCAATAGATTTAATGTGGATATTGTCCCCACTAATCCTGCGGCTTTGGTGGCGCTTGACGTGGTTGGGGATGAGGTGATAGATCCAGCTTCTTACGTTAAATGGTTCGAGGACAAAGCAGTAAGAGCGATGATGGATACTCCCCCTCTGCGGGATGGGCCTATGCCTGATGCTTTACAGGTGGCTATCGAGAATGAGCAAATGGCTTTAAGCAATTTTGAGATGCTTGACCGTGCCTGGGCAGCCCAGTTTGATTCCCTAACTGTTTTGGAAACAGAATTGGGTGATGCTGTGGGCGAGTTGGAAGTCCTCAAGGAAGCTATTAATTACGGCAGGATGCGGGGACAGAAATTACAGGAAGCTAAGGCCTCCTTGACTCGTCTGCGTGAATCACGTCTACGTCTTGGTGAAAATATGGATCCTGGTACCGTAGATATCGAGCGTTGGGTGGCTGAACAGGAAGGTTTGATTGAAGATTTAACGGCTTCGGTCTTGCTTCTCGGCCAAAAAGATCTTGAAGAGTTCCAGGGAATCTTGCAGTTGTTGAACAGTCAAGGGTACAAGGATGCCAGGGCAGGGTTGGCTTCCAGCCAAAAAGTTTTGGGAATGAAGCAGGGTTTGCCGTGGGTTGAGGCGGTTATCGATAGAGGTTTCAGGGCAGGATATAAGCCTATAGGTGTTGAGTCTTCAGGACCTGAGGGCTTTGTTGACGCCCTTCAAACTGCTTTCGGATGGGATCAGCGCGGACGAGCTAACGGGTTTACCAAATATTATGATAAAGCGCACAACTTGACCAAGGGTTACATGATCTTCTCTCCTGGTTTCTTTTTCCGTAACTATTACGGGGGCATGTTTATGAACTATTTGGCAAATGTGCCCCCTGTTAGGTACGTCCAGTTCATCAAAGCGAACAAAGTGATTCAGCTAGAAAATAGATTAGCGGTCAAGGGCGCTGAGGCTACTCAAAAAGAATTGAAAAAACTGGAAAGGAAACAGGGAAAGGTTCCTCAGGAGCATTTGGTGTATGTCAGGGAATTGGAAGAAGCGGGGGCATTTGGTCCTGGTCAGACGGGAATCGAGTTTGAGCCTACTTTGACACCCATGGGGAGCACGGTTCGGATTGGAGGCAAAGAGATAACTTTGCAGTCCCTGAACCTGTTCAGTAGTCAGTTCTTCGCTTTGCGTGGTGCTCGTAATGTGAACATGAAAGTGGAAACACTTTTGCGTGGCGCTCTCGGTTTCGATCGTTTGGTTGCTGGGCGAGGTTTGGATGAGGCGATTGACGATATTGTTAAATTCCATTTCGATTACGATGATCTGTCACGATTCGAAAGAGGTGTGGTTAAACGGGCTGTACCTTTCTATACGTGGACTCGCCGTGCGATCCCGTTGATGGTTGAGCAATACGCGAAACGTCCGCAAGTATTCCATAACTACATTCGGGGAATGCGTATGGTGGAGGCGGACGAGTCGCAGCAGGAGGGTGTGTTCCCTCAGTGGCTCATGCGTCAAGGTGGTGTTCCGTTGAACCTCAAATTTGGGGGAGAGAACATGTTCTTAGCTCCCGATTTACCTCCAAGAACCATGTTTGATATGGTGAACCCTGCGACGCGTGGGGGATTAGGTCCTGAGGAGCGTATGCGGGAAGTGGCACGGGCAGCTACGGGAATGCTTACGCCTTTCGCAAAGGCCCCTATGGAGTTTTACACGAAGCGCAATTTTTGGAAGGGTTATCACTTTAACGGGACGATGGAGTGGGTGCCCCCTGTTATGACTGCAATACCAGGATTAATGGTCGCATTGGAGCAAGCGGGTGCGGCAGAAAAAAATGAAAATGGTCACTGGGGAATGCGAGATTATAGATTGCATACGTTTTTCCAATTGCTTCCCTTGATGGGTACTGCGCGTAGGTTGTCGGGAGCGGAAGAGAAATACAGTGAGAGATGGCTTTCTACGTGGATTTCATTTATGTTGGGTATTGGTTTGAGAACCAACACCCAATATGAACAGGAAATGGAATTACGTGGACGGCAGTATCGCGCACGTGATGAACGAAGCGAAGAGCGTCAATTGGAACGCATTCGCCCTGACGAGTAGGGACAAAGTATCCTATACATATGGAATACGTCAGCCGTGATGAATGGGGAGCGTTGGACTCAGGTAAAGCTCTGAGTGCATTTCGACGCGCACCTGTCGGCGTAATTGTCCATCACACCACAGGTGCCTCTCACACGCCTTGGGAGCGCGTGAGACAGCACGACAGGTATCACGTGGTCACACGTGGATGGAACTCAATCGCATACAACTGGCTCGTTTCAGGGGAAACAGGGGAAGTGTTTGAAGGGCGCGGATGGAGCCGCGGAGCGGCGACTAAAGGCCATAATCACAACACTGTTTCAGTTTCCTATATTGGTTCAGGTGATGACCTGACGGACCGCGGCAAAGAGGCGATCCTAATCGTCATAGGGCAAATGCGCGAAAAGTATGGCGACCACTTGTGGGTCAAATGTCATAGAGATTTCGGCACAACATATTGTCCTGGCGACGATTTGGCTACCTGGATTAAATCAGGTATGCCAATGAAGGATCTTCCTACTTCTCACGCGGACTGGCAGATGAGACTTGAGGAAATGGAATCTGTTGGTTTGGATTTCCGTCGTGAGCCTTTAAGTAAAGGCGCACGCGGAAAAAACGTGGCTACTTTGCAGGCACGTTTGAATCAACGCATCAACGCACAGCTAGTAGTAGATGGAATTTTCGGTAAAGCAACACGCTCTGCCGTAAAGGAATTTCAATCTATGTATCCTATTAAGGTCGATGGCGTTGTCGGCCCTGTCACATGGAGATTTTTGTGGACGGTATAAAAGATATCCTTGAACGTGCTGCTTGGACTTTTGCTCAAGCGTTTCTTGGCGTGTTTCTCGTTTCGGATTTAGCAAGCGTTAAAGGTGCGGCTATCGCAGGTTTAGCTGCCGCTATTTCCGTGGCTAAAACATTCGTTAAGGGGAAGGTCGCTTCGTAACATGGATGAGGAAGAGGCGGATCGTCGCTTCGATCAGTGGCTCGCAGACGAGGGCGACGGGATTGCTAACGAAATTTACAATCAGCTAAAACTTCGCTCGGGCAAATTTGAGATCGAGGACGGTTCGCACGCTTCCTGGGTGGATGACACTTTAGGAATCCTCATAGTTTTACCGTTTGAACACGCTATGGCATTTGGGCACGAGGCCCAAACCGAACAGTTCGGGGATATGCCTATTCATAGTTACGTGTTTGCGGCTATCTCTGAATTGATTATGCGTGCTTGCGCTTTAATGGACGAGTGACCCTATTTGCACCTCGACCACAAAACCCCAGGTCAGGGCATGTTTATTTTGACGCTTTTGGATCTTTTTTGTTATTCCTGAGGACTTGTTCTCGGGTTAATGCTTCTTCCTGCATCACCTGAGTAGATTCAGACACGAAGCTCGGGTTTCGGCGCTTAATCTTTCCACGCCTACGTGCGGGGACCAAAGTCATTTCTTTGCCTTTCTAGCTTTGATTATTTGTTCACGTGTGAACGCATCATCCATCACGAACGGGGAATCTCTTTTCCCGCTCGGTTTTTTCTTCCGATTCTTCAACGCATTACCTGCCGAATACTCGGCCCATGCGGAACGGCAGTCGCTACAGCGACAGCCGTTCCCGTAATTAGTCGCAGACGGTGCTCCCTCGCAGGAGATCCTGCCTTTCACTTTCGCTGCCATTACACGCACTCCTCAACGCTCGCTGGAAGATCCCAGAGATCCCAGGCTAACATCATTCCGCGAAGCGACCACTCGGATATTTGCTCCAAAGCTGTTCCGCAGGCCTCTTGCGCTAGTTCTGTATCCCACCAGAAATGCCATCCTGTGATTTCGTGCATCAGTTGATGCAGATGCACGAGAACGGCGTCTACACCCATTTGGCTCAAGTGTGTCGCACCCGTGATTGTGTAATCAGCGGAGATGGCACCCCCAACTTCTTCGGCGCATTCGTAATCATACATGTTGAAAGTCTGACCAACGTTTAAAGTTAATATGCTGTACGACGTGAACCAGTCGAATAGATTTTGATTTGGGAATTCGAGCACGGCCCCGTAGGCACGAGCACATATGAACTCCAACTCATCATGTAATACCCGAAGCGACTTCGCTTCATTTTCGTGGTCGGGATGAACGAGACTCGTTCTCCTGAAGTCTATGTGTTGGACACAAACGTCCACCGCCGCATTCCACGTTAAAGGCTTAATACTTTTCACCATTTAATTTCTCCCAGATAATGTGATTTTCGGATAGCTTATCTTCAAGTTTCTTCCAAATTGCGTCCCTCCTTCGGGCCAATGTTGTTTTAGGTATGCCTAAACCCTTACCTGCTACGCGGAGACTCAACTTGTCTCCATACAGCATGTATAAGATTTCTAGTTCCCACGGCTCAAGCGCTTGAAGCGCTTCTCGCACGGGAGATATCAACTCATCGCTTTCCGCAGACGAGGCAAGGGGAGTCTCGTGTGGGGCCGCTTCCATGAGAGCTTGCATGGGCGAATCAGCTAAACGTGGATGCCGTTTGGCTGCTAAATCAAATAGCCACGCAGCTTCTTGTGGATCATACGGAAACACCTTTTTCGCCATCTTCCCATAATAGAGAAGTTTGTATTGCGTAATATGGTTTTCCTTCTGGAAACTCTTCCGTATCAGAAACTTTACAACGTTTACGTAATCCCATAAGGTCCACCATGAAGGATCTATCATGGTGGGAATCGTACACAAATAGGAACACGGGATGCACCTTCGACCACCAGATGAGTGCATCTAACTTTTCGTGTTTAACTTTCAATATCTGATCTGAACCCAACCCTTGAACTTCCACCAATCCTTGAGCGGTCAGGTAATCGGGTGTGTATCTCAATTCGGGAGGCAGAGCGGCCATGTTTATGGGCGGTCTGCATAATCCGTACCTAACCCACTTGACGGCAGATTCTTCTTCGAATTTTCGTTCTGCGATATCCCCCATTGTTTGAATTCGTACCCCGAAGGGCTTGTCTGCGAAACTCATATTTTCACCGCATCTACGTGTAGAACTTGTCGGTCGTTGTCAATCAGAGGCGATCGTTGGATCCCGTCCAAAAGTAGCTTTATGTAATTATCCAAGTCGCCTCGTAGAGGCGACTTGGCGTCATCTAGCGCTTTCACTGTGACTGTCGTGGATTCTTTTCCGAATATCATCGTGACGCTTACGGGTCCATCGAACGCTGGAACTTCCTCGCCTATCGTTTCTGCAATATGCTTTTCAGCTTCGATGCTTTCCTTAGGCGTATAGACGCGTCCTCTACGTGTCATGCGTGGCCGCCCCTTGGGGATGGGGCGACCATGCACAACGAACGTAAATTCAGCGGGTGATGACTGCAATATTTCGGGCTTGGTGGGCAACGTTTTCGATTTGGCGTTGGGCATCATGCCTACCTTCGAATTTCGGACCTTCTGGGAACCACGCTCCCAGATGTGAATCCAATTTCGTTGTCCACGTTACCACGTCAGTCTGTTCATACCCAGCTTCCCACATGGCTCTAGCAAAGCGGTTCAGGAATCCGTGTCTTCCACGGCCTGCTCCATGCCCAGAGCGATAGTAGTCAGCAGGCCCGTCTTCGAACATGCGTCGAGGAATCCCTCGCAAACGGTTACCGTCGATCCTCATCAACGGTCGCCTGTCATATGTTCTTGTGGGTGGCATTGCATTCACGGGTGGTTTCCAGAGCGCTGCTGCTTTATCTAAGTCGTCACTCGTAGCTCGATTCCCATAGGCCTGACCAACCCAAAGGTTAAAGTCCATGGGATATCCGTGAGGGCCGACCATGACCTGTTTGTCGGGAATAATGATGCAGGCACCTCCGTAAGGAAGTCTCATGTAATTTCCAGGTGGTCCAAGCAACGAATCTTGCTTTGGGTACACCGCGTCAAACGCGATGTCTCCCATTTGTGTTACCGCCAACAGGGCCTTTCGCATTGTTGATGCGAGTACCCAATCTATAGCGAAAACCCAAACGTGATATCCCTTGCTTTTCGAGATCTCCGTCCACGCTTTGATGCCGAGCGCTTCGAAAAGCGTGACAGCGTTTGAAGCATGAACTTCTGATTCCTCGTGCTCGTCAATGTCGATGGATCCCCATTTACATTTCCAAAGCTCTGGTCGCATATCGCTATACACGGGACGGCCACCGCTGTCTATGAAGCCAGCAGGCCCAACGGATTCTTTCTCGGGATCGTAAACCATCGGGTATATGCCGATGTTCTCCCCCTCGCGCAAGTGTTCCTCATATTTCTCGTCAGTCGGATACCAACAGCACCCACCTGAATCCATTCCGTACGCATACGGAAAGCCTGCAAATAGCTCCTTGAACACTTGTATGCTAGAAGTCATCGAATCTCTCCTGCTCCCACGTTACTCCAGGTTCTAGGAGTCGTCCGCTGGGGTCAATCGTGAGATTAACTTCTGCCTTGTCTCCTTCCCCCGCCTTGTTCTTCCATAGACCAACGCTAATTTCGTCTTCGTAATAGCGTCGCGTGTCTTCGTCAAGGGACGTGTCATCCCAGCGTCGCCATGTTTCAATCACGAAATGGCTTTCACTGGTTGAGGCAAAGCGGCCAGCGTCAATACCGCCCGCTTGACCGCGATTGCCTGATCCTCGACCTGACTGGTGTATCACGATACCGATCACCCGCCAGTCGGAAACAAGCTGTTTGATGGATTCAATTTTCGATTGCACGCTTGCAGCATCACCAGCGCCTCCACCTCGAATCAGTTCCAGGTAATCGTAAATCAGAACTTGAGGCTTGCGACCATCCCACAAATGCGTGGTTGCAATTCGCATAGCTTTATCCAAGTCGTCAACCGACATGCCTGTAGATTCGAAATGCAGGTTAGTTGCTCCCGCAATCACCTCCGATTGTCGCTGCCAAGCGAGCGGATCTTCACGTATTAAACGTGAGATCCAGTCTCTCTGGCTCAATTCCATGCGTATCGCACCGTATTTTCCCCAGAACATCGACTCGGTTTCATCAGGTGAAACCCAGAGTGTTCTGTGATTCGGATTACGAGCCACCATGTTCATCGCCAACAGCGACTTACCAGTGTGAGTCTTGCCTATAAGCGTTAAAAGGTTTCCTGGTCTAGCGCCCCCCAACGTGGCCTCGTCAAAAGCTCTGATTCCAAAGCGCCATTCTCCGCCACCCTTGAGGTCGTTCCGCATACGCTTCACTTGCTCATCTTTAGGTGTAAAGAGGCGCTTCAAGTCAGAGCTTGAAACTCCTTCCACGTCCCTCTCGGGAGCAGGCCCAACCTTGGGTGGGCTTTGCTCCACGAGTAGGAGCGCATCTTCGTAACTGATGCGCTCGGGCATTATGCATTCACCAGCCAACCGAGAGGGTCGATCGGGTCAGGCCGCTCGCCCCAGTTAAATGGCGTGTGTTTCTGCATACCGAAGAAGTAACCGCTCTTACCTGCTAAAGGGTGATTCCCTTCACCAGCGCCAAGCACGGTATTTCCCTCAGCATCCACGGATAGGATCCTCTTGAGTTTGAAATCCCCAAGAGCACACTTCCCCTTTTGTGTAACGGGAATGTCCTGTCCGCGCATTGTCTCCACGAAATAGTCAGCGGGAAATTGCCGATGACCTTTCTCGTAAAGTTTACGTATTGCTTGATTGCACATAAACATGGAATCTTTACTCCCATAAGCAATCCCGCGTGCCGATTCCACGAGCCAGAGCTTGTGAACCAGCGGGTATTCTTCATCATCAAGCCAACGTGAAGACTTTGACTTGATTGGTGTAACCGTGGGTTCCACGGTTGCTTCGGGGAAGACGGTTTGAATCTTAGCGATTGCTGCCGCTTCCACGTCGGGGTCCTGTGCTTGCGGCACCTGAGGCTGGACAGTTTGCACTTTCCCAGCACCCAATATGCCTTTCACGTCAACAAGGACATTCGCTAACACCTTGGCCGTAAGGTCCAACGTGTCATAGATATCCTCATTGGGGTCCAAAACCCCTGCTGCTGCCTGTGCCGCTGTCAATTCGACAGCGCCTTTCAGGCACACTTGAGCCTCTATTGAAGCTCGTTCTTCTAGGCTATAAGCCATTGGCTACCTCCTGTGTAGCACCTTTGCACCGTGCCCAATTTGAGCACCATTTCTCGGAACACCACCACCCGTTGTCTCCCAAAGGCCAAGGGCCTTGCGGGACTTTTTCAACGAATTGGCAGAGCGCCAAGACCTTTTGACGAAGCCACTCCGTGTGGCTTGCGTCACGTTCTAACTCTATGTAAGAAACACCATCGGGATGTACCACCCCGAATTTGAAATTCTGTATCTCGGATGCCCAGCAATACGCAATCGACTGAACATCCCAACGTCGGTACTCCCACGCATGTCTACCGTAATCTCGCGAGGGAAACTTCCAATCCCAAATACAGTCTGCCTCCACTAGGTCAATCGTCCCCCGTAAATAGATCACGCGTTCAGAGTCCTCGTGAAAGATCTTGTTGAAATTCTGTTCGACCGCAACGGGTGTCACCTGTGGGTACACCTCGTTGTTCCACATCTCCAAGCGGCTGTAACCAATGGCGCGAACGTTGTCGCGATTGTATTTGTACCAGCGCTCGACCGTAGGTTCGATCTCATCCCAGTAGTGGTCAAATGCGTGACACATCCCTTCGAATGTCTCATCTTTGCCACCTATTCGTGCGTTTAAAGCGTCTTCAACAACAGCGTGACACGCAGTTCCTAGAGCCGCCGCATCACCTGTGAAGTCAGGCACCAAACCAAACATGTCTGAACGCAAACGCTCTAAGCACATGTCTGACGTTTTGACGGAAGACTGTCGAACCCATGTGTGGATCCATCTCCCGTCGCTACCCCTGTGTAACGGGTAATTCATTTTCCCTCCATACCTAGTCACGATAACCACTCTAAGTGGTTATCGGTACCTGGTCCTGTCTAGTTTAATGTCCCAGAAAGGAAATTCCTCCTGTGAAACATTGCGATTTGATTACAGTGACTGGGCGGGGATCCTTGGAGGGCTTAATTATGACACATGAATTCCCCTCTTTAACCTCCATCACAAAGGCAGGATCCCCTTCACGGCGAAAGGTTCCGCTAGCCCAGTCAGAACTCGTCAGCGCGGTGATACACCCGTTTAGGAAACGGATTCCAATTCTCCCACGCATGAACACACTTCTTGCAACGACATTCACCTAAAACGTAAGTCGCGATATACCCATGAGTCGTGAAGTCTGACTTCTCCCAAACGACCTGTCCGCGATAAGTTCCATCGTATGACATCTCTTCCTTCCTACGTGTGAAAGGGAGAGGGGGGTTGTACGGAATCGTCACGTTACCACCCCTCTCCCCTCACGTCTGTACCGCCCACAGAGGGAGGTACACGTAGACGGTACAGAAACTATACGTCAACACTTTCCATGAGGTAAGTGTAACGATCGTTTCCACCCATCAGGCGGATGAGATACTTTTCGCATTCATCCGCGAGAGGAGTTTTACCATCCAGGGTTTTGGATAGCCCCATATTCTGATCACGATACTTAGCACCATTCTCGTCAATCAGCGTGTTAGGGGAGTTGATAATGTGTTGCTCTGCGCCCTGAACGGCATTGTACGCAAGCCACATATTGCCCAAGAAACCATCCGTAACCGAGGCGACAGCAGTCCCGTGAGATTCACGTTCCTGATGCCACGCTTGATTGCAGGCAGCAATCTTGTTGCTTCGCCTCGTATGAGAGGCCTGATGTTCGGATTCAGGCACGGGAATGAGCTTTTGCATCATGTCGTGAAAAGCAGTATCCGTGAATTCCTGATCCTTCATCACGAACGCCATACGTCGGAGCGTATTCGCCTGATCCAAACTTGCTTGCTGGATCTCAGCTTCCATCGTCAAACGTATATCGTGATTACGTGTGGCCTTCACCGAAATGATGGCCCCAGAAGCACCCAAGGCGTTCTCACATGAAATGCGAGACATCTTAGGAATGCATTGAGTCGCCCATGTTCTATTAAGCGACATGCGTGTATAAAGGAACGGCCTAATCAAGTCGCCACCACCCAGGTCAATGGGATCACCCAACTCCTGAGCAATAACGGCTCTTTCACCTGCACCAAACACGCTTATACCCGTGCAAGTCTTAGGGAACAGCGATTCCATAGTGTCCAACACGTGACGGTAACCGTCACGTGCAGGATAAGCACCAGAAACCACGCCCAAAGCCTGCTCCGTGTCAGTCCTGTAAATGAACTGAAACTGAGGCTTGCCACGTTTCTCGCCACTTTCGTAGCGAGGAATCACAAGCTCACGTGTAGTGGGACTGGTGAAGCCACCTTCGCTGTAACCAACCTTGAAATCGCAACCCATAAGCTGTGCTGCGATGTGGCACGAAGTCTTCACCATATCCCCTGTGTTAATAGCGGATTCGGATTCACGCGGTGTAACCACTTGACGAATCGGCGGCATCTCATACACGTCATCCGTAGCGAGTGAAGCATCATGCGTATTCAAAACCGCCATCAACTTCTCACCTGTGGGATCAGTGATCTCTTCGGGGACAGTGTCCTCGTCAAGCTCAATGCCTAATTCGTCTAGCGTCGAACGTAAGCTCCGAAGCCAGTTGTTTTCGCCTTGAAAGGCGTTGTCTATTGTCACCATACGCATACCTCCTGCATTGGTGCCATTTACCCGATTTGGGTAAGTGGTCGGAGCCAACCACGTAGCGGTTGGCTCCCATCACTCACTCAGGGACATCCTCATAACGAGGAACCATACGCGAATAGTCATACTCATCGCTAGGTCCAAACTTGAACATCTCCTTGAACATGCGCCCGAGATCCTCACGAACCCATGCAATAACAAGCGGCTCCAACTCCGCGTCAAGAACACGAGACAAGATCACGTTCGCGTCATCTACGAGTAAATCCTCGTCAACGATACATTCGCGAACGACCTCCCTCACGTACTCCTTAAACTTGATTTCATCCGAAACCCGTAACCCAATTGCTTCATCCATAACGCACCTCCCGTGCAATATTCTATCGAACTTCCGCTTAAGTTCCTCAGGGCATCTACCCCCTCCCTTCGGGAGGGGGGTAGATGCCTCTGAGGGACTAAGGCTTCGCCACAAAGTGACCCTCTTCATCAACCGTGTATTCAATACACGTATGAAAGAAAAAGCATTCATCCTTCCCCTTATTCGGGCAATCCTTAACACGCGTCCACATAAGCGCCTCCACAGCATTTGGGTGAAACTTATTCGTCACGTTCTGACCGTCAGCGTTCACGATAGGCATAATCACACCTCCTCACAATCGCCATCAGCACACTCACCAAGGCCACCACACGTATCACAGACATCTGAATTAAACTTGCTATCACAGATACCACATATGTAGCACGGGCCAGGAAACGGACGATCCAACAACCGCGCATACTGCGACTGCATCACAATCTCCCGCTCCTGCGGCGACTTCCCAGGCCAAACCACCTGCGCCGAATCACCTTTAACCCACATAGCCACTTCATGCGGCCAAACCTCAGTGCTCTCAGGTGATTTACACACCATGCACTCAGCCTCAGCCACCATCACTCGTGTCCCCACGACTCACCTCCCTGTTTGCGCCTATCTTCTGCCAAAATGGCATCCCAATAAGACTTACCACGTTTCACGTGTACCCTACGCTGGCGACGATCATGCCAACGCCCTCCCCATACGAAAAGCAAAATGCTCCCATACGCGGCAGCTACACCAAACAAAAACATACCTGCATCAAACTCAGACACGCTACCTCAGCCTCCCAAACAGGTCATTAAACGTAAGCATCTTGCCCTTACGCGGCCAACTATGTCGGCCCTCCGTTATGAAGTCCAAAATGGCCTCATCCTCCCCACACGGGGAACACACATATGTCTCATTATCCTTACGCGACAAAGCATTCAGCCCCGTCGGATTTTCAAGCGTATTACGCTGGCACCTAGGACAGGTAGCAGGCATAACGCCCCCTTTCTCATATGAATTCGAACGGATCACGGTCAGCTACCTGTGAATAATCACAATCCAGCATGTCCGCAACGCCCTCGAAAAACGTTTCCTCATCCAAGAACCCCTGTGTCTCCACATGTTCCCAGTCGATATGGTCATAAATATCGGTCACGTGTTACCTCCTACACGTACCAGTGAGGAATCTCCCCACACGTAAACCACCAACCGAAGCCAGTAGCTCACGAGTGAGTGGGGGCCGAAGCCCCCACACGCTAGCTCAACACATGCCCACACGCCGCCAGGAATTTCTCCCTGTCGAAGCGTGGATTGCACGTCTCGAAGAAGTCCGCGACTAGCTCCGCGCATTCACCATGCGCCTGATACGGATCTATCTCGCCAAGAGTCTCACTCACCGCGTGAAACGCGTCAGCGACACCCTCGAAATGCATACGTGAAATACTCACGCCTAACCTCCCTTACTCGATGAACGAACCGACCACGCGGTCGGGGTAAAACGTGCTATCAGCAACATCGGCAGGACCCTCGTACGTGGGGGTCACCGTGTACCCATGCCAGGGCGAAGCCTGCCAATAATCGGCCTCCTCCCAGCGTGAACCAAACACGCTAGGGTGCTTCTCATCCACGTAAAGATTCTCGGGAAGGTCAGGGTACGTAGCCCCAGCCTCCACGTCCTCACGTGTAAGCCCGTAAATGCCGTCGTCATAGATCGACTTACGTGATGTAACACGCACCTCGCGAATCTCAACTAGCCACGAGAAACCGTCATCACGAAACGCCTGTTCCAGGCCCATGCGACGCCCTGGATCCTGGCCCATCAGGCGTAGAAGCTCCCAGTCTGAGAGTTTCTTATCGTGTAGATGCACGAACGAAGCACGATGCTCCTCGCTCATGTTGGGGCACATGTCCGCGTCAGGGTGATACATATCCCAGACTTCACCGCGGACCACGTGATCCCTGTTGGCAATATCCTTGAAAAGCCTCATGTGTAAGGCTCCTTCCTGTGTGCGCTCCTGTTGGAGCGACTTTCTAGCATCCTCACGCCAACGGCGCAAGGGCATTTACGTGAGCGAAGCTCACGTGTCAACGCTCAGAGCGTAGCTCTGAGCGCTCACACGCAAGCTC